CTGAGCCAGTACGTCAGAAGCCGGGGCTATCGGCGCAACTTCAGCAGTTCTTCACTGAGGTCTTAGAGCCAAATACACAGATAATCCAAGGCTTCGAAAGCCGTTGGCACTACGCTTGGTCGGAACCGGTCCGTGTTCGGCAGTTAGCAACGGCTCAGCAGTCAACGACTGTCCTCGGTGTTCCATCGTTTGAGACAGTCACCGTCGATAAGTGGGTCTATCCGTGGTCTGACCCAGTTCGGTCCAAGCCTGGTCTTGCAGCCTCGTTACAGCAGTTCCTTGCGGCACCTCCGTTCGAAGATACGCAAGAACCAGGCGCTACTAATGAGAGTCCATGGCACTACCCATGGTCCGAGCCTGTCCGGCAGAGGGCTGGCTTACCCGCGCAACTGCAGCAATTCATTGCGGGGCCATCGTTCGAAAATACGCTGGAGCCGGGAGCTACCTACGAGAGCCCATGGCATCAGCCATGGTCCGAGCCGGTTAGAACTCGACAGTTGGCAGTCGCGCAGCAGCAATCGCTGGCGTTCCAATTAGAACCCAATACGCAGATTATCCAAGGCTTTGAATCCAGATGGCATTACGCATGGTCTGAACCTGTCCGAGTTCGTCAACTGCCGACTGCGGAGCAATCGACCACCGTACTCGGCGTTCCATCATTTGAAGTCGTTACGGTCGATAAGTGGATTTATCCGTGGATCGACCCGGTACGCAGTAAATCCGGTCTTGGGGCCGCGCTGCAGCAATTTATTGCGCAGACGGTTCTTGAGCCAAACACCCAGATTATCCAAGGCTTCGAGTCGCGCTGGCACTATGCGTGGTCTGAGCCAGTTAGAGTCAAGCCACAAGTCCCGGCCGCTCAGCAGCAAGCCTATGCGGCACCGGTCTCTGTTACTGAGACAATCACGGTCGATAAATGGGTTTATCCTTGGCGTGATCCGGTCAAGGTCAAACCGCAACTCCCGGTCAGCCAACAACAATTCCTTGCGGCTGATACGGCGGTAATTCCGACTTCAAATCTGGAGCCGTGGTTTGCGCCGCTTAGTGACCCCGTTCGGCAGAAACCGGGCTTAGGCCCGCATCTTCAGCAGTCGCTTATAGCGACGACGCTGGAGCCGAATACCCAGATCATCCAGGGTTTCGAGAGCCGCTGGCATTACGCCTGGTCCGAGCCGGTACGAACGCGGCAACTAGCGACAGCGCAGCAGCAATCTCATACTGAGCCGCCGACATCGGTCTTTGAAGTCGTAACTATCGATAAATGGTTTGCGCCATTTAGGGAGCCGGTACGAGACAAGATTGGGCTTAAGGCCAGTCTGCAACAAGCGTTCATTGCGCCGGTTCTCAACCCAGAAACCCAGATTATCCAGGGCTTCGAGAGCCGCTGGCATCAGCCATGGTCAGAACCGAACGTCAAATATCGACGGCCTGCCGCTTGGTATCAGCCGTTTACTGCAGACACTCTAGTAATACCGACTTCTAAACAACAGTGGTTTGCGCCATGGCGCGAGCCGGTATGGCCGAAGTCAGGGCTGCATGCTTCTCGCCAGCAATTCTTTGCTGCCGACACCCAGACTATCCCGCGCTCGAAGCTGGAGTCGCTATGGCACCAAGGCTGGTCGGAGCCGGCGCGGAAGAAGCCAGGAATAGGCGCGTGGCTCCAGTCAACAACCAGTCTGGCAACGCCGCCGTTCCCGACCTTCCTGAAGCAGGTCGAATGGCTATCGCCGTTCTCCGAGCCGGTGCGGCAGAAGCGTGGTCTCGGTGCATGGCTCCAGCAAATCTGGACGATATCGCCGTTCCCCGCGACTACCATAACCACTCTGACGTTATCGGCCACCGAGGTTAATACCGATAGTGCGCTGTTCTCGGTTATCGTATATAACCAAGCATCTACCGCCGTGGTGTCGGTTAGAGAAATCCCGAGCGTTAGGGCTGCCGTAGCCTCAACTAGGGAAATCCAAGCCGTTAGGGCCGCTGCGGCATCAACGGTGGAGGAGCCAAGCATTGATGCTTCCGCAATCTCGGTGGTGGAGCTTTTTGTTATACAACCGCCGCCCGGTGTGAAGGCGGCTTACATCACCGAGGACGGTATTACCTTCTATGTCGCCGCAAACGGCTCACTCTATATTCCGGAACCCTAATGCCTACTGTAAAGCTCTCCCAAATTACCCCGGCCCCGCCGTCAACGGCCAATGACAAAATTGTCGGCGTTATCGGCGGCACGACGGACGCTCTCTATACTGTAGCGCAGGTACTTAGCTTCTTTGGCTCGGCGCAACTTGATACTTTTGGCTCGGCTCAGGGCGATATTCTCTATCGCAATATTCTCAACTGGACTGCTTTGCCCCCTGGGTTGGCCGGGCAATTTCTAAGAACTGGCGGCGCTGGTGCCAATCCGCAATGGGTTTCGGTCATACCGGGCTCCGGGGCACCGGGCGGGGCTATTAATGAGTTTCAATATAACGCCGGAGGCGGCTCTTTCGGCGGTGCGTCCAATGTTACTTGGAATGCCTCACCTACCGTTTCTGGGGCCGGGCCAGGACAAATTGCCACCTTCATCAATCCTGCCGCGCATAACGACCCGACCGATATGCAGGGGTTTAACATTAATTTTATTTACGATGGCGCGGTTGGGTCTCCCGGTTTTACCGAACGTGGCGGTTATGATTTAGGCATAAGCGCCGCTTTCGGGCAGAACACGAATGATGCTGTCAATGATTCTAAATGGACGTTCAACCTTTTTAATATGTTTGCCAATTATCACGCTGCTGGGCAAAAAAACCTAGCGACTATGAGTATCTGCTCCTATGGGATGGGTGATACTTCCATCGGTCAAAATAGCGTGGATTTTTGGGGCGGCCCCGTAAGTGGCGATGAGGGGCAGGGATGGGCTCTGGTTTCCCGTCTGGGGCAAGGCGGGACTACTGCATTTAATCCAGACGGGTTTCACTTGGCTCGTCACCAGATTGGGACGGTGACGCAATCAACTATTGCCGCTGGCATTACCGTAACGCAACCCATTGTTGGAAGCAGCGTTGTGCAAACGGTTACTGTTTCCTCCACAGTCGGCATCAACCCCACTGACTGGCTGGCCGTCAACCAAGCTGTTCCCGCCGGTTCTGACGATATGGAAGCGGTGCAGGTAACTGCGGTTGGTGTCGGGACAATTTCAGGAATTTTTCAAAACAATCAACTTATTGGCGCGACGCTTGGGGCGGCGCTTGTTCTTACGGAGATAAACGGTTTCTGGAATGGTTGTGGTCAGGGTCGCTTTCTTGTGAATGAAACAAAGGCTGCTTATACCACGGGAACAGTTTCAAGTATTTCCGGCGGCGGGTTCGTTGGCCTTGGTACTGGTTGGTCTGTCGGCATGGTTGGGGGTAATACCGTTAATGTTGGTGCAATTTGTTTGGCGGCCGATTACTACACCGGAGTTCCGTTTGATAATACAGTAGGTAGCTCCGGTTCTTTGAATTGCAGTGGATGTGACTCATGGTATTTGATTACAACTCCGCTGAATGCAACGGCATTGGGAATTTTATCCTTTAGTGTTGCGGGCGACCGCGCATATTATGGGCGAGGCCCCGGAGCCGGCGCTTATACGATTCGGCAATCGGCTCGCATTCTGCGTTGCTTGGTTACGGGCACACAGCCAGTGCCGACTACGCTTATTTGCGAGCCCTCGACTTCAACGTGGTCGGCAAATGACATAGTGTTGTGCCCAGTATGTCCATACCCGGATGTGACTGGGCATCAAGAGTTTGTCATTGTTTACACTCCCGGCGGAATTCGTCGCGCATGGTATAATGTTACTAACGACGGCGCGCGGGCGTTTCAGACTGGACTGAACTTTACTAATCAAATGGTGCATGGAATCGCCACTGGTGGCGGGACTATTAATTCCGATTATCCAGTTGCGTGGCAAAACGGCATCAGCATAGATAGCTGCATTACTGGTTTATTTATTGATACCGTTGCCGCCGGGTCGATTCCGAGCATCTTTCCTCAGCAGCCCGCTGCAATTGCATTCGGACAAACCTCAACGGGCCGTATTGCTTGGGGTACGCAGAATAGCTTTCCTTATTGGGAAAATAATGCAACCAACATGGGATTAAGCGGCAGGCTGGCCGGTTCCCCCAACGCCAGCGGGGTACTGAATGCGATAAGTACTAGTATGGGGCCGAATACGGATGCTAGTCTCGCGGAATTGCAGTGGGTCGGTTGGCTGAAGATAACCGGTTCCTCCTCTGTTCATCCTCCGTATATACAGTTCGATGGTGCGGGGTCCGCAGCTATAACTATCCAGGCTCTTATCGGCGCTGGCGGACTCAATGGGCGGCATTTTGGAATTGACTTTGCCGTTAACGACGGCAGCGATCCGATTTTTATCCCGCTGTCTCTCGGTGGTCCAGCCATCTCTCCAAATAACAATGTTGCTATAAATCAACTTGGAACCTCGTTAAGCAATGTGACAAATCAAGGTTCTACCGAATTGGATTTTATAACGTCAGTCTGGACGGGGGCGGTTGCCGCATCTCGCCCGGCCATAATCACGGCCGTTCCAGCATCCGGGTTAAACAACGCCCCACTTACTTATAAAGTCCAGTTTCTGGATTCGCGTATCGCCTATAATACCTCCTTTCCCATTGATGTGTGGTCTGTCACCGAGGCCGGTGTCATGTTCTTGGGGCAGAATAACATTGGCAACGGCGCGCCGATTCTTGGAATAAATATGGACGCATCGTCAAATCCTACAGCTATTCGCACCGTCAAATGGCCAGATGTTGCCGGAGACATTCTTGTGGCCTCGGCTAATATGACAGGCGGCGGCACCCCCGCCTTTACTGGCGCGAATAATTCCCCAGCGGTAACGCCGGGAACGGTTTATACTTGGCTGCAACTGAAATCCAATGATGGCTCTACGGTTTACGTCCCAGCATGGAAGTAAGGAGAGATTATGTTTACGCCACAAGAATTAATTGTACTAATCAGGATATGCGATGCCGCCACCAGGCAGGGCGGCCTTGATATGGCCGAACTGACTATACCGATATCGCAAAAGATACGACAGCATCTTCAGTCTATTCAACAGACTAATGGGATGCGGCCGGCACAGTCCGCAAATGGTCAAGAGAACGAGCAGGAAAGAACCCAAGAAAGGAGAACATGAAATGAGCGTGGCATCTGCTACACCGGCCCAACTGAAACAATTGGACGATTTCGTTGTCTTGCAACGGTCGGCCTGCGTTAAAATCTGGCAGTTGAATAAGACTATCAATGCCCTGGTTTCGGCTTGGAATGCCAATGTTCTTGGCATTATTGGTGCGCCAGCGGGTACGCCGATTGCGGACAGTACCGGCTATGCCGGCGCGGTGCAGTTGACTGACACGCAAGTCACCAATCTTATTGGCATTATGCAAGCGTTCCAGACTGGCACCATGACGGCGGGCAACCAGACCGTGTTCACGCTGGCGACTGGCCCGGACAATATGCTCTGAGGTAATTTATGGCAATTCTAGCTTCTGCCGTCTGGCGCGTTCGGCCAAGCGGCAACAATCTCAATGGTGGGGGCTATGATACTGGCATCGCCGGTGCCGCTACCGACTACTCGCAACAGAACGCAGCGCAGGCCATTGGTACTAATGGCGCGACTACTGGCGCAGGCGTAACAACATTTACCGATGCGACCGCCGGCGCTTTTACGTCAGCAATGGTCGGGAATTGTATTCAGATAGCATCCGGCACTAATTTCCAAGCGGGATTTTATTTCGTAACGGCGTTCACCAATGCTAATAGTGTGGTACTCGATCGAACGCCAACCTCTGGCGGTGCAGGAAGTGCTGGAGTATGGAAACTTGGCGGGGGATGGGCAGATTTTATCACCAATACTACGTTTGCCACGTCGCAGATAGTGGCGGGAAATACCATTTTCGTTCTTGGCAGCGGCACGCCAAACCCGGCGGGTTATGTCTACGACTATACGGTGACGAGTGCCTTTCACCTTATAGAAGGCAGCACGCTTGGCGAAATTATTCTGGCAAATGATCCACTGACGCCGGGATACAAGGCCCCTCCGGATACGACTGGCGGAATGCCGACCGTAAAGGTCAATACGGTTGCAGCTAATTTTATACAGATTGGGTGTGTAAGAATTGCAGGTCTTTGGTTTATTGCCAATGCGATGAATGCGGGAAAGTCTGTTATTATAGATAGCAACACACAGGGGCCGAACGTCATTTTTGGTTGTGTTTTTGATCAACTGAGCAGCGATGCACAACTTTGCTCTACAAATCAAAATGCCTATGGCTTCGCGGTTGTCGGTTGTGAGGTGTATTCATCAAACTCAACCACAGGAGGAGCTAACTATGCTGTGAGCCTTACTGGGTCGCAGTCTGCTGTGATTGTTAATTGCAACATTCATGACGCCGTTGGCAAGGGCGTAAATCTTAATATTGGGTCGATTTCAAATTCTATTATAGCAAAATGCTTCGGCAGTGGAATTACTATTGGTAACAATGGCGGCTTTGTTATGAATAATACAATCGACGCCAATGGCGGAAGCGGCATCGCTGCGGGCGCGGGTGCTATGCTTATAAATAATATAGTATCTAATCATGTTACGGGAGGGACCTTTGGGATCAACGCCGGCCCCAATCTTGTTTTAGCTGATTATACCGTGTTCTACAATAACACGACGGACTACTCAAATAGTCTTCCATACAGTGCTCACGATACGCACGGCGGCTCCAATCCGTATGTGGGGCAACCAACTGAAGATTACGATTTGGCATAACGATGACCGTTCTTACCCGAGCAAACGCTTTTCCGAATCTGCCTTTTCCGCAACACGGAACGGGACAGACAGCGACTGTCACGACCTTCAATTATCCTGGGGCGGTCTGGGTTAAGAGTACCAAGCCGGCTGTTCTTTCCTATACCAATGCCTTCCCGAACTTGGCATTTCCGCAACATACAACCGGGAATACCAATACAGTGCAGAGTTTTCTTTTCCCCGGCGCGGTGCAGCCAGCCCTGCCAACGGCAACATTGCTGATGCACACAATAGGGGCTTATTTTTCCAGAAAGGTCACCGTGGTGGGATACTGACATGACGCAAGTCCAATTCGGCCCAGTCAATATCACCTACGGTAACTCGGCCCTCTTTACCGCCGAATTCTACGACGCCAACGGTAATGTTACGACGCCACTCAGCGCCACGCTGGCAATCACTTACACTAACCTGACCTTAGTTAGTCAGACTGACAGTGTGGCACTCACTCCGACAGGCAGTTTCCTGACCGGGACGTGGAGTTCGGTTAATGCTATACCGGGATTAGCTCCGTGGACGATTACGGTCACCGGGCAATCAACGGCAGCGCAAATAGGAACCATCAGAGTAATAGACCCATAAGGACCATACGATGTTCAATCCGCTGACCAACACATCAAAAGTTTTTAACTTCAACCCGACTGGGGCCGAGTTTGTCCTAGCGGCCTTCGGCCGTATTCAGGTCCGGCCGACTGAGTTGACGCAAAGCCATATGTTCAATGCCCGCATGGCGCTGAACTTCGTGCTGTCGGAATGGTCGAATACCCAGCCCAATTTGTGGGAAGTAGACCTGCAGACCATGCCGTTGACGCAAGGCGTGGCAACTTACTCGGTGCCTAATCCCACGGTCATGATTTTGGACCTCTACATCCGCACCGGCACGACGCCGCAGAACTTTATTGACCGCTACATCACGCCGGTCAGCCGCACCGAATATGCGTCATATTCTAACAAATTCACCCAAGCCATCCCGACAGTCTATTGGTACGACCGCCTGATTTCGCAGGACGTGACTTTCTTTCCGGTGCCAGACGGCAACGGCCCCTACACAGCGATGTTCTACTCTGTTCGGCAGACTCAAGATGCCGACGTTCAGGGCGGCAATAACATCGAGATACCGTATCGCTACTATGAGGCTTATGTCGCCGGCTTGGCGTGGAAACTTGCCGAGATTTATGCACCGCAATTCGAAGACAAGATGTTCGCGCGGTACACTAGGGCGTTGAATATTGCGCAGACGCAGGATGTCGAGAATATCGGTCTGAGTATCATCCCCGGCTTAGGAAACTACTACACATGAGCTTTCGTCCGCACGGTCATGCCGAGAGTGACCCGTCTAATCCACGGGCGCATGCGATATGCGACCGTTGCGGGGCGACATACAACCATAATCAACTGCGCTGGCAATCGGATTGGCGCGGCACCCATCTCCAGAACCTTCGTTTCCTTGTCTGCCCATCCTGTCTTGACGCCTACCAGCAGAACGGCCAGCGCACGATAATCCTGCCGCAAGACCCCGTTCCAATTCAGAACGCGAGGCCGGAGTTCTATGTCGGCGCTGACAACCCGCTATCGGCGCTAGGCGCTAACCCCAATCCACTGCTTAACCTCTTCAGTGCCCAGACTGGCACCATGAGGGACGCCGCCGGACTTCCTGCCGCCTTTGACGGCAACTCCAATAAGCCGTCGTTCATGTCGGCGATGATTGTCCGCCCCGGCTCGTCCTATGAGAACTATGTCGGCATCAACTGGGCCGAGTATCCCGGCGGCACCTACCCGACCGGGCTCGATACTCCGGTAATTGCCCATAATCTTGCTGATTGGGTAATCCAAGCACCTAATGACTCGACCTTCGGCTCGTCGGCTTTCGTAATTCAAGGCAGTAATACGCAGGGGCCTTGGACTTCTTGGACAACGCTTTATTCTGCCGGTCTGTTTGGGATTGTCGGCGAACAACGTAGTGGTACTACTGCCGTTGGCGGGTTCTATCAATTTCATCGCGTGGCATTTTACGGAGGCATCGGCGATCCTATTGCAGTAGCGCAAGTGCAGTTCAACGTGGCCGACTCCGCAACGATGACGACGAGCTAAGCCATGTCATCCTTAGTTTTATTGAAGTTCAATGGTGCAACGAATGCCAATTTCTTTCGTACTAATCCTAGTAATGTCCCCCTGCAGCCATCACAGGGAGATGTCACGGTTTCGGACGCCTCGGGTATTCTTTCAGGGTATTGGGTCACAGTTTTCACTTCTAATACAGCACCACTTCCACCAGGCTTTAACTCTGCCGTGCAGGTTTCTTGGGACCTTCAAAATAAAATCTTAGTCTTTGTAAGTCCTAATATCGATATAACAACTTTGCATGTTGAAGAAGGCGACAATACAATTGTCCAACAGGGGCTTCCATCTACGTTTGGCCAGCCGCCGGCTGACGCTGGGCCTCCGCAACCAACACCACAGAACTTTGACCCGCAGCCAGATGACCATTTGACAAATCCGTTCGGACCTGGGCCGATACCACCCTCGGCACCCACACCGGCACGCTATATCGCCCCCGCTGTTCACTTTGACGGCACTACCGTATTGGATTTAGCGCCGTTCGTGTCGCCGAATGCGGACTTTTTTTCATTTGCAGGTTGGTTCAAGAGCAATTGGTCAGGTAGTCAAATAGCTTTTGTTATTGATCCAGCAGGGAATAATAATCTGTTTCTTAAAATCGTTGCGGGCTTAACTTTTGTGGCCGGCACGGGTACTAATTGTTATTATTCAAGCGACGGATTAAATTGGAACGTGGCTAATGTACCAATTTCAGGAGTTACCTTTGTAGAATTCGATTATCTTCAGGGGATGTGGGCCGCCCAATTTTATACTGGGGCCTTCCCTGGAACTCAGTTCGGATGGATAACGACATTCGATGGTATCAATTGGTCTCTTGCTATTCAAAGTACGCAGGGAGACCCCATAGCACTCACTTTCGTAAATGATAATTTTGTGTTCACGCCGGTAGCCGGACCCGATGCTCCGGTTACTATACAAAATCCAAGTCCGTCCCCGCCTATACTTCGAGCAAACGATATGGACGCAACCCAGACCGCCGCGCTTGCTGACCCAAGTCAAGTCGCTAATGCGCCCACTATCCCACCAGGACAGGTTCTGTTTAATCCGCTTCCATCGGGATTTACGGCAATCAGAAGAGGCGGTGGTGGAACTCCGTTTCAATACACCAAGACGAGAATCACCAACGCCATAGTCAGCGGTGGCATTACATGGCCGGGAGCTACTTGGATCACGCCGCCGGGATGGAGCGTGGTGGTCGGCGGGGCCGATATATTTTATGGTGCGAATGCAACATTCAATCAGCCGCCAGAATTGTCTTACGCTTTTGATGCACTGTCCGTTAATGCTGACGTGACCAAAGCTCCTGTGGCGACTGGTCAATGGCAGCATATCATGGGTACAATAGACCAAGGCGAGCTTCTTTCCTTGCTGTATTTCGGCAACACTCTTGGTGGCGTGCAGAACATTATCAAAGCCGCCGGTTCTGCAACTAACGGCAAGACGCTCTATCTCGGCGGAGATACGGGGGGCGGTAGTTATACCGGAGATATGTCCGACCTGTATTTTTACCCAAACGTCTCGTTCATCGACCAAGAGACGCATCAAATTCAGAGAGATATACGTGGCTACTTTATTACTCCTGCTGGCGCTCCCGTGGACCCGTTTGGCGCAAACGGTCCGCTGGCAATTCCGTCATCGAGCCCTCATGCGCTCCTTGCACAACCATCGGTGTTTTGTCATGGGAAAGCGACACTTGCGCCCCCACCTGGCACTACGAGTTTTCGTATCAATAGTGATGGTGTTTCTGGTGGAGTTTTTCAGGTAACCTCAGGTGGTCTGACCGACGCTAACAGCAGTCCTTCGGATATATGGGTCTAAGATGAGCACCTTGAATTATAATATCTACGTCTCGCAGTCCGCCAATCTCATGGTGGTCAGCAGCGCAGACCCCAACTTTCAAACCATGCTGCCTGGCATGATTGACTATGCCGAACAGCGAATCTACCGCGAACTCGACCCGCTGCGTCAGCAGGTAGTGGACGCTACAGCAACTCTTTCCAGCGGAGTTCGCACCCTTACGCCGCCGACAGGGATAGGAACGTATATCTCTATCGACAAACTGAACATCATCACGCCGTCGAGCCTGACTGCGGCTACGGGTACTCGCTCACCTGTGGTGCCGGTATCGCAGGAGTTCATTGATATTACTTATCCATCCGGCCAAGCCAATACTGACGTGCCGGAGTTCTATGCGATGGTCAACAATACTACGATTGTCTTCGGGCCGTCGCCGGATTTGCCATACCCAGTCGAGATTACCGGTGTGCAGCGGCCGACCCCGTTGTCCTCGAACAACTCTAGCACCTATCTTACGCAGTATTGCCCAGACCTGTTTATTGCCGCTTCAATGGTGTTTGCCTTCGGCTATATGCGGGACTTCGGCGGCCAAGCCGATAACCCACAAGCAACCCAGTCATGGGAGTCACAATATAAACAATTGTTCCAATCGGCACAGATGGAGCAGTTGCGCGCCAAGTTCCAAGCCGAAGGCTGGACGGTCAAGAGTCCGTCGCCAATCGCTACGCCGCCGCGAGTTTGACCATGGCAATGGGTGCCGTAACACTGAAGCCTGGAGTGGACGTTGAGGCCACACCATCCTTGAATCAGGCCGGCATCTCACAGTCGCAGCTTATCCGCACCAAGAATGGGCTGACGCAAACTTATGGCGGTTGGGTACCCTATGGACCAGTTGCCATTGGCTCGACGGTGCGCGACCTTCATGCTTGGCAAGACGTAAGAGCGGTTGATTATCTTGGTGTCGGAGCTACGCAAAATCTAGTTGTTCTTACTCCCGTTTCCGCTGTCGATATTACGCCGCAGACATTTACGACCAATCCGGTCCCGAATTTTTCGACGATTGCCAGCTCGTTTACTGTTACGGTTGTTGACCAAAACAGCGGGGCTTCCCTTTTCGATACGGTATTTTTCAATACGCCGATATCAATCGATAACCTGCTTCTTAACGGCGCTTATAAGGTCACGGCGGTTCTCAGCACCCTTTCCTATCAGATTCAGTCTAGTGTGGCAGCCACTGCCGGCGTGCTCACCAGTGGAGTCGTTCCGGGGTTCAACACCACCATTAACTCCCCGATTGTTATCGTCACCATACCCAACAACACATTCCAGCCGATTATCGGCCTGACCGAAGCATTCTACGCACCGACTACGGTCGGCGGCATAACAATTACCGGCCCGTATCTGATTAATTCCATTGTCACTCCTAGCAGTCAATTTACGATTACCTCGACCAATCAGGCAACGGCGACTGCTTCAGGCTCAATGAACTCGTCTTTTGCTCAGTTGGTCTACTATGTGACTGCGGGTCCTCCGGGCGCTGGAATACCCTTTGGGGCAGGCAACTTCGGCGCTGGCTTGTTTGGCGGCGTAGGCGGGACAATCCCCGTCAATGTCGGTACACCAATAACGGCAACCGACTGGAGTTTGGATAACTGGGGTGAGATTCTACTGTCATGCCCCAAGGATGGACCGATTTTCATCTGGTCGCCGGACAGCGGCTTTGCCAATGCCCAGGTCATTACCCAAGCCCCATTCTTCAATGGCGGTATTTTTATCTCGCAGCCGCAGCAAATCCTGGTGGCATGGAAGTCTACAACCAGTACCGGAGTGCAGGATAACCTCGTGGTACGCTGGAGCGACGCGCTGGATTACACCAATTGGGTTGTCTCCAACCAGACCTCCGCCGGTAGCTTTCACATCCCGACCGGCTCGATTCTTCGTGGCGGATTGCAAGCGCCGAACTATGGTGTGATATGGACCGATATCGATGTTTGGCTGATGATGTATGTCGGCGGCGACATCATCTTCAATTTTACCCGTGTTGGCACCGGCTGTGGTCTTATCGGCCAGCACGCGGCTGCAGTAATCGCCGGGAACGTCTATTGGTGCGGCACTAATAACTTCTTCACTATTACCTCAAATGGTACACAATCAATCTCATGCACTGTCTGGGATTTTATCTTCCAGAACCTCAATGCCGCCAATGCATATAAGATTAGGTGTGCGCCAAACAGTACATTCAATGAGATTGCATGGTTCTTCCCTTCGATCAACTCCACCGAGAACGATTCCTACGTCAAACTCAATATTGTCGAGAATACATGGGATTACGGTGCGCTCGTCAGAACGGCCTGGATTGACGTATCGGTGCTCGGTAATCCCATAGCGGTCGATACTGGTGGCGCGCTCTACCAGCATGAAATGGGCGAGATGATGCCGGGGGCCAGCTTGCCGTTCTTCCGCAGCGGATGGTGGGCGCTGACCGAAGGCAACGACCTTGCCTTTGTCGATTACGTCATTCCAGACTTTAAGTTCGGGCTGTTTTCCGAGCCATCCGATGCGCTGGTCAACGTTACCTTCTTTAGCGCCGACTACCCGGAGGATACGCCAAAGGTTTATGGGCCATATACAATTACCCCTACAACACAGTATATTACGCCTCGGATACGCGGACGGCTGATGTCGGTGATGGTGCAGAGCCAGAACCAGGAATTCTTTCGGCTGGGCCGGATTCGTTTTCGCTACGCCTTGAGCGGGAGGCGGTAATGGCTATTGGCTTTAGCGATATTCTGTCCGTCCTGCAGAACGGAGTCACCGCTATCAACAATCTGCGCGGAGCGTTGAATAACGTCTTCCCGCAATCAACGGCGACATCAAGTCTTGCGCCTGCTGCCGGAGTCGTAACCTTTACTTCGTCGCAAGCAAATATCTTTATTTCTGTGACTACTAGCTCTGGCGGCATCTACAAGGTTCCGGGCTACTAAAGGACAAGACAATGGCCGTTACCCCAACCACCAACAAAGCCTTTAACCTCGTTACTGTCGGCACCGAACCGGGTACTTGGGGGCCGTATGTCAACGCCAACGAGACGCTGCTGGACGGCATGCTCGGCGGCATTGCTACGGTAGCACTACTTAATACTCCGGTGACCCTGAGTGCGGGGCAATCTCAGAATGCGTTTATAAAGTTCACTGGGGCGCTTACCGGAAATGTCGCGGTTACTTTTCCCGGCGGCGTCGGCGGCTACTGGACGGTGATTAATCAGACGACCAATTCTTCGGTCTTTTATATCACCTTGAATACTACAGCGGCCGGCACTGGTACGATTGGCTTGCCCCCAGGGCAGAACACCAAGATTATGGTGGACGGCACCAGCCCGCAGTTCGGACATCTGCCGCATAATGTTGGCGGTTATTGGGACCATGCCGGGTCGTCGGTTCCGGCATGGGTATCGAACTGCACGGTGCCGCCGTATCTGAACTGTGACGGTAGTGCATTCAATGGAGCCACCTATCCGGCGTTAAGGTCTTTTCTTAATGGCACTACTTTGCCGGATGCGCGCGGCAGATTCCGTGCTGTACTTAATCAAACGACAGGCCGTATTACGACGGCAAGCGGTGGCGTCGATGGAGATACCATTCTGGCCTCTGGCGGCGGTGACTCGGTAACGCTGTTGTCCTCAGCTATGCCGACACATACTCATACAGCCAATGTTACCGACCCCGGTCATACTCACACTATTTCTCCGGCAGTAATGTCCCAAGTGAGTGGTGGTATTGCTGGAAACAGTGGAGGGGCTGGTAACCCCGTTTCCGTCACCCAAAGCCATACAACTGGTATTACTGTCGCTAACGTCAATGCCGGCTCCGGCGGTGCTCACTCGATAATGGCTCCTACCTATGTTGGCGGCCTTACCTTGGTCCGTGCGGCATGAGCGACCCTCCGACCAGACGGCCACCGCCACAATTCAACCCGCCGATATTGTCGGACAGGGAAGCGCAGACGTGGCCGATGGAACTGCAACGCAGGTTAGGCTTGGAAAGATTGCGTCAAGAGATGCATCGGAACGCTGGCATAGACCCGGTTTACCAATTTGAAAAACACGATGACACCGCGACTGCTGATGAACTCGCTAGAGAAAACAAGTTCGGTTCCGGCAAAGCTACTGCGGACCAGTTAAGAGCCATGCAGAACCAAATGGAGCGGCAACTTGCCGGCCCCCAGCCGCCATTCGGCGTCGAGCCAGAGCCCCACAACATCAACCGGGGCGGCAGAATTGCCGCAGCACTGCGGAGACGCACTGGCGGCTCGGTCAAATCGACAAAGACCGCAGCCCATTATCGGCTAGGGCATAATGGGCGACTATGCGGAAAATGTGATATGTTCAGGGCTCCGGCCTCATGCACTGCGGTCGAGGGCAAAATCAGGACGCAGGATACTTGCGATTTCTTCGAGAAGAGGAAGGGCTAAATGCCTCTTATTAAATCCGGCTCCAAGCAAGCGATATCGACCAACATTTCAGAGATGGTTCATGCGGGCCATCCGCAGAGGCAGGCTGTCGCGGCCGCCCTTAGCACCGCTCGCCGCTATGGTAAGAAAGCCTATGGTGGCCCTATCGAAACAAAGGGAGGGGTAGAGGGCGCAAAACGCTTTATGAGCAGCCTTTCTAATATAAGTTCGCAAGGATATGAACAGCGTATGAAACAGCAGGGAGAAGAGGCGTCTGATATCTCCGATGCTGTACCTCGCGGCAAAGCTTTCGGCGGCCCTAATATCGAAAGCATGATTATGCGTGGCTCGTCTTATGGAATGCGCCGCGAAGGCATGATTAACTCGTCAGTTCCCGGCAGGACGGATAAACTACCGATGAACGTGCGCTCGGGCAGCTACGTCCTGCCGGCCGATATTCCCAGTGCGCTCGGGCAGGGTAACTCGAATGCGGGTGCGGTGATCTTAAATAAAATGTTTACCTCATCGCCTTACGGGTTGCCGGCCCCTAAAAGCGGCGGTCGTCCAAACGTTCCGCGATTAGGCTTGAAGCCACAGTCGCCGAATATGCCTAAATTTGCCGATGGCGGCAAACCTAACGATCACGTTCCTATTGTCGCGGCTGGGGGCGAGTACCTGATTTCTCCAGAAGTCGTTCAGGATATTGGCCATGGCAGTATAAGTGCAGGTCACAGGGTTCTCGACCGCTGGGTGATGATGACACGTAAGAAACATACTAAAACATTAACCAACCTTCCGCCACCGAAAAAGTAAAAATCATGGTAGCAGCAAACGATTTTGAACGCGGCCTTACTTGGCAAGAACTCGACAGTATATTTCTTGTCGATTCTAGTGCCGGAACCTTAAA